ATTTTAATAAATTTAATAAATTTAATAATAATAATATGAATTACAATCTGAACAAAAATGACAAGGTGAATTATGACCCAAAAGAAAAATATCGGCAAACTGAAATCCGCAAGTATGTAACTGCTAAACAACAATTAATGAAAAAGTATACCAACAAATTACACACTCCTGTAATGGTGGAATCTGATGAAATAAAAGCAACACTAACTCAAGCTTACCCCCATTTAAAATTTACAAGTATTCCAGAAGTTAATCAAACAAATGCACTAGAAGCTCCAAAAGGAGAAAAAGTAGAAAAAGTCGTACAAAAATCATATCACAACAAGCATATCTTTAGCCATCATATAAGAGCAATATCAGAGAACTATACATTAACAGAGCAATTAAATTTTAAGAAAATCTTATATACAGAAACAGTCGAAATACCACAACCTAAAGTGGATGACGGATACGGCAATTTAGTAGATCAAGATCCAATCGAAGAAGAAGTAGAATATTTGGCAGATGTTCCAACACGACCTATAATTGATGTCAACTCTACAAGGTTAATAAATCCAAATTTAGTTGACACCATATTAATTCCTCAAGTAGATGACGCAGATGCAGATAGAATTAGAAATGTAATGGATATTCAACAAGAACAAAACGCAGAAATAGATAGACTAGCTAGAACTGTGCAGGATAATGCAGAATTGTTGGAAAAAGTCAATGAAAATAAAATTAGAACAAGTACTTATACATTCCAACAATTTTTCAATAATTTTGGTACTTTTGTTCCTAGATACAATAACAGACCAGAAGATACATTAGTCATCTTAACTGATGTGATTTATTATTTAAGTAATGATGACTTATATAATGCAGCTGAAAATTTATCAGATGGAACAATCATAATAGGTGCTTTACATGTACCAAAATATTTAGATACACAAGAACATCTCATAGTCTATCCAGTAGATGGTAAACAATTTGTAGAAGGAAAAATGAAGATAATACCAAAACAATTCAGACATGACCTCAAAAGTTATACTCAAAAAGAAGTGAGCATGTTCATGGAAATGGATGGTAATGATCATACTTATAATCACCCCTTAAGATTTCTTGAATTAAGAGAACAAAGATCATTACCATTAAAATCAACTATAAACAGAAATTTCCTACTAAAACTAGTAACAACTCACAGAGTTGACACAGGGGCTACTTATTACACATCATTTAAAATAGTAAAAATTAGAGAACCGTCATTAACAGATTATTTGAATATAGATCAATTTACGGATGAATTATCAGAAACAGATGGTTACCAAAAACAATTGGATAAAGTAAAAGACTATGCCCCAAAAACAAACGCTGACATAACATCAGATTTATATAGAATATTGAAAATACAAGAACCAAAAATAGTCAATTCACAATATGCGTCCTACATAGTGGATATAGAAAATTCAACAAAAAGTGCAAAGAAATATATAAAATTAGAACCAGAATTTAAAACAAATACAATGGTCATGCCAGGAAATAATAATATAAACTATTATATAGTAAAGAGAAGAGATGGAGGATTCATAGACACACGAATAATATTTAAACAATCATTACAACAAATACGGGATAATATAAATATAACATCTGTCAAAAATACATTAGTCAATAAAATAAACCAAAGAATAATAAATGCTGAAAAAATAGATGCTCAATTTATTAGAGCAATAATAGGATTCGTACATAGGGAAGACACTTCACTACCAATAGATGTCATAGTAAGTCTAGTAACAAAATGCATATTTGACATGACAACAATTGAAACACAAATAAAATTATTAAAAGAAGCAGGAATCACACAATTTATGAATGCACTTAAGAAAGATAATGTTGATATAATACCAAATTCATTCTGGGAAGCTGTATTCAATGGAAAATTACTTAACTTTATACAAATAAAAATAAGAGAATGGGCTGGCGATAAAACTCAAGACAACATATTTAAGCCCTTGCAGGATTTTCAATAAGCCCCATGCGAGATATTGAGGGGGAAAAATATTTATTACAATACCAACCAATATGCCAAGGAGAAAATATAGAAAAGCATGCATCATCCCCCTTATACCCACCAAATTATTATCACCCACACCCACAATTTGAATATTTAAATGGAAAAAGAGCACAATGTCTAGAAATATATTATGAATCAAAAGAATTTACAAAGTTGAAAATAAAAACCCTGGAAAAATATGGAGATCAAATTAGAGAAACAGGAGCACACTGGTTAGATTATGTCAAAGTTAAAGATATACAAGGATTTGGAGAATGCCCACATAAAATAGGATATGAAAAAATACTGGCTAAAGATGAATTAGATGAGGAAGTAATGATGTACAATGTTTGTCCACACACCATATTTGCTGCAGCAAAAAGACAGATGAAAATAGCACCCAAACCCGATAATCAAATAGCAGATGACTTCATAAAATATTCAATAAATAAATTAGAAACATATGTAGGAGAACAACTAAATCAATTTGGATACGATTATCAGCAATGGTATAATCATAACACAGCACCCAAACAAAAAGACATAGATAAATATTACCTATCATTAACAAATCCAGAATTATTTACAGAACAGCAACTTAAAGATTTGAATACTGATGAATATTCAGGAATATGTAAAGTTGAATTACAACCAAAAGATGGAAAACCAAGGATGGTCTGCTCAATACCAATCAAAACGAAAGTTACAATGGGCCCAGTCACATGGAAATTAGAAGAAGTTATGCAAGACCATTTTCCCGGATACTGTGGAGGAAAAAATAATGATCAAATGGCATTAAAATTAAATGATTATATAGAAAGAGGATTTACAAAAATAGTCGAAGGAGATGGATCCGCATTCGACAACACCCAAGATGTAACATTAAAAGAAATAGATAGATATTTGTATAGAAGAGTAGCAGACAAGGTATATCATGTAGATAAAGAACAGTTCATGCAAATATCACAACAATATTATAAGAAAATGTCAGTAAATTATATAAAAGATAAAAAGAA